TGTTGTAACTGAATATTTAACAGCATCAAATGCATCATCTAATACATTTGTTTATATAGAAACAAGGGGAAGTGGTTTCATAGGCTCAATAGACAACGTATCTGTAAAAGAATATCTTGGTCAAGAAGTAGTACCAGATAGTGGTTGTGGAAGTTGGTTATTAGAGCCACAGAGTACGAATTTGATAACTTATAGTGAGGATTTTAGTGATGCTAGTTGGATTAAATCAGATTCAAGTATTACAAGTAATTCAGTAATTTCTCCAGATGGTAGTTTAAATGCTGATAAAATAATTGCTACAGCAACAAATGGCTCACACGCAGTATTTGTTTCAATTTCATCAGCAACATCTTCTGGCTCATCTTATTGTTATTCATTTTTTGCTAAAGCCGAACAATATACAAAGACAGCAATACGTATAGGAGGTGGTGGATATAGTGCTCAACCTATGGCAGTTATTAATCTTTTAAATGGTACTGTTGTTAGTCAGCAAGGATTTACAAGTGTTTCTGTTACCAATTTTAACAACGGATGGTATAAGATTAACGCAGTTTTTACAGCAACAGCATCGGTAGCTCCAAATATTCAACCTATTGCAGATGGATTTATTACGACTGCCGATAATTACACCTATACTGGAGATGGAACAAGTGGAATTTACATTTGGGGCGCACAACTAGAACAACAATCATACGCAACCTCATACATTCCAACTAACGGAGCAGCAAACACTAGGCTACAAGATATTGCAGACAATAGTGGTAACTCTACTTTAATAAATAGTACAGAGGGTGTATTGTATGCAGAGATGGCAGCTTTGGCTGATGATGGGACAAATAGAAGAATTTCTTTAAATGATGGAAGTGATAATAATAGAATAAATTTAATGTTTACAGCTAACTCAAATCAAATTATATGTAACTACAAAGTTAGTGGAACAACAAGGGTGACACTAAGTAATATAGTTACTTCTGTTCAAAACTTAAATAAAATTGCTTTTAAGTGGAGTTCTGGAGATTTCGCATTATTTGTAAATGGAATAAAAACATCTGTAGATAGTAGCACTATAATGATGAGTGAAAACTCTCTAAGTAGCCTTGACTTTAGAGATGGTAATGCCTTATTTAATTTCTACGGAAAAGCAAAAGCACTAGCAGTTTACAAAGAAGCATTAACAGATGCAGAATTACAATCTTTAACAACAATATAAAATGCACATATACAAATTAGTTTTTGATACAGAACAACAAGGCAAACAAGTCTTAATAGATAACAACGTTTGGGAAGAAGTAACAGAAGAAGGTGTTACATCTATGCGTTACATAAACGGAACAAAAGGTGTTGTGAATATTGGAAAGGTAATAGACCCTGCTAAGACAACAGATCCAGAGCATCCTATTTATTATAAAGGTTATGCTTATGATGTTATGAGTACTGATGACTTAGACTTTGGAAGCAATGAGGTTTATCCTGCTGATAATGCAGCACATCAATTTTATGGATATCCTAGAAACGCAGAAGTGCCAAAACCTTAACTTAAATTTTTATTATGAAAAAAATAAGTAAAAATATTTCATACAAAGAAGCAACATATTCTAATTATGCTAAAAAATATAAGATAGCAAATAAGCCTGATGATGAAAAGATTGAAAATATGAAGTTAGTTGCTGAAGAAGTTTTTCAACCATTAAGGGAATGGGCAAATCATCCTATTAAAGTAAATAGTTTTTTTAGATCTAAGAAGGTAAATTCAGGAATCGGTGGCTCATCTGTTTCAAGTCATTTAACAGGTAATGCTATTGATATTACTACACTAGGTGAAAAAACTAATTTAGAATTATTTAACTACATAAAAGACAATTTAGAGTTTGACCAATTAATTTGGGAATTTGGATCACAAAACCCTAAATGGATTCACGTATCATTCAAAGAAAAAGATAATAGAAAGCAAGTATTAAAAACTTTAAGAAAAGGAATTTATTATACTTTATAGATATGCCAATACCAAACAAAAAAATAGGAGAAAAGCAGAAAGATTTTATGATGAGGTGTGTTCCTCAGCTAATGATTTACCACGATAGGTCAGAAGCTATTGCAATATGCTATAAGTCTTTTGAAGGTAATATGGTTAATTTAGAAACCTATAATGACTATCCTGAATCAGCAAAGAACAATGCTAAAAAAGTATTAAAGTGGAGAGAAAAGTACGGAAGTGAGGTTAAGGGAATGACTAGGGTTGGTTGGGTTAGAGCAAACCAATTAGCAAAGGGAGAAAACATAAGCAGGGAAACAATAGCTAGAATGTCAGCTTTTCAAAGACATAAAAAAAATGCAGAAGTAAGTCCTGAAAACAAAAGCACACCTTGGAAAGACAATGGTTATGTTGCTTGGTTAGGTTGGGGTGGAACATCAGGTATTAATTGGGCTTCTAAGAAGCTAAAATCAATAGATAAAAAATGATTTCAGATTACAAAACAATATTAATAAATTTAAGTAGCTTCGGCATATCAATGACCAATATAGATATAGGATTAAAAATAATTCTTTTAAGCATAACAATAGGATATACTATTCAAAAATGGTATTTACTAAATAAAAATAAATAGATGCCTAAAAAAAAATTTTCTGAAACTAAGGTTGGTAAATTCTTAAAAGGTGCAGCACCTAAAGTATTAAATATATTAGGTGATGTATTTCCATCAGTTGGTATTTTAAATAAGGCTAAGAACTTAATACAAAAAGATATTAGTATATCAAATGAAGATAAAGATATTGCTTTAAAACTGCTAGAAATAGACGTTATTGAGATGCAGGAAATTACTAAGCGATGGGAATCAGATAATTTATCAGATAGTTGGTTAAGTAAAAACGTAAGACCTTTAACTTTAGTATTTTTTTCAATATCTTATGTTATAGGATGGTTTTTAGAATATCCTTTAGATTCTATTACAGGATTATTATCTTTAATTGTAGCAGCTTATTTTGGATCTAGAGGGTTTGAAAAGATTAAATCTATTGGAAATAAGAATTAGATTACATTTTCTAAGTCTTTATTTTTATTATATTATTATATTTTATATTTATTTTTATATATATTTATATATATTTGGTTATATGTTTAAATAAAAAAATTTAAATTTATTATTTTTATTCTACAAAAAAAAACATTTTAATCAAAATTTTAAAATTATGCAATTCAAATTAGATGTAAACCACCTTTATAAAGAAGATAAGAAAGAAGAAAAAGATATGTATTCAATTAAGTTAGAAACATATAATGGAAAGGTAGAGGGTAAGTTTGAAAGAAGTGAAATCAGGCATATTATACAAATCTTAGATAATGCCATCGAATAAAAAGGTAAGCAGAAGTAAATTAGTTAAAAAGCTAGATACTATATTTAGCCAATATATTAGACTAAAAAATTCAGTAGATGAAAAAGCTACCTGCTTTACTTGTGGCAAGGTGGATCATTGGAAGAAATTACAGAACGGGCATTTTCAATCTAGAAAACATTATTCTACTAGATGGGATGAGGTAAATTGCCAAGTACAATGTGCAGGATGCAATGTTTTTAAGTATGGAGAACAATATAAGTTTTCTGTAAATCTAGATGCAAAATATGGTGAGGGTACTGCAGAAGATTTAAGCATTAAAGCACAACAAATAATAAAGTTATCAAACTTTGAAATAGAAGATATGATTAAAAAATATAAAAATTTGGTAGATTCAATGTAATTAACTACATTTGAGTATTCTTTGTTCTGTTATACTTTGATATTAAAAGGGGTAAAATTAATTTTTTATCCTTTTTTTTTGTTTTAAACCTTAGTTATTAAATTTTTTGTTTATATTTGTTCAACAGAATTATTAATTAATATTAAAAAGTATGATAACACAAAGAACTACCTTAAATAAAAAGGTAAAAGAATTACAACAGGAATTGTATGTGGCAGTTCTAAATGATAACAAAGAAATTATTCCTGATCTAGAAAAGAAGATTGAGATAGCTAAATCAACTTTATTAAATCTAGACTAATGGGAATAAATTATTCAACAGAAACATCTAAATCAATCATAGAAGAATATGAGTTTAGAATAAAAGCATTACTAAAAAAGATAGAATTTTTAGAAGCACAAATAGAAGTATCAAAACAAATTTTTAAATAAGATGAACAGAGAAAAATTAAAGGCTTTATATCTAAAGTATGAATTAACATCAGAAGATATATTTACAAAAGAAATTGGATTTGGGGATAACAAAAAAACCTTTACTATAATCACAAGGTCAGGTATTGAAAAAATACAAGCTAAAGAAAACATTAAGATTGCTTATAAAGTAATTAAATGTGAAACTAATTTTGCAGTAATAAAAGCAACTGCATTTTTAGACTTAAAGCCTATTTATACTTGCGAAACTTTTGGTAGTGCTTTGAAAGGAACTACTTATAAGGACGGAAATTGTCAAAGTTGGTATGTTGTAGAAATGGCAGAGAAACGAGCATTAAGCAGGGCAGTATTAAAACTGACAGGATTTTATGAATTAGGGGTATTTGGAGAAGATGAATCAGATGATTTTAAAAAGAAATAGATATGAGCGAATCAGATTGTTGTGGAGCATCTAACTTGTGGGATGCAGGTATTTGTTCAGATTGTGGAGAACACGCAGAATTTAATTTTACAGATAAATAAATTTAATAACTAAATAAATAAATTATGAGTACACTTATTACAGGATCTATTAGAGTAGATAAATTACCAAAGGAAAAATTTATCAAAGGAAAAGATGGAGCAGTTTATTATAATTTTACTATATCAGTTCAGGATGAAACTAGATATGGAAACAATGTTGCTTTTATGGATAGTCAAACCAAAGAAGAACGAGATGCTAAAGTTCAAAAAAATTACTTAGGAAATGGAAAAGTAGTTTGGACTGATGGAAATATCACTTTAGCAGAAAAAGAAGAAGCTAAAACTGAAGCAACTGCCGATGCAGATTTACCATTTTAAGACTAACCATTTTTAATAAAAAGGTGTAGGTTTTATAATCTATACCTTTTTTTTTATATATTTATCAAATGACAGAAAAACAGAACGAACACAGAATGTTAATGCAATTTATAGAGCAAGATTGTTTTATAAATTCTAAGGAAAAAGTAGACTATCCACCTGTAGCATTATCTTATGGTGAGAAAGTAGTAAAATCAAATAAAATAGATGGTGATTTAATTGTACCAATAGCATTAGGAACATACGGAAATCTATCAGTAGTAACTGCACCACCTAAAACAAAGAAAACATTTTTTATATCATTATTGGCATCTTGCTATTTAAGTGATAAAAATCAATTTGGTGGTGATATAAAAGGACATAAAGGTAATGATGGACAATTAATTCATATAGATACAGAACAAGGCGCTTGGCATTGCCAAAAAGTGTTTGAAAGGGTACACAAAATGGACTCTAATATTAATTCAGAAATTTATCATACCTTTGGATTGAGGTCAATAGACTATAAAATGAGAATTGAATTTATAGATTACTATTTAAAAGAAAGAATTAAAACACCATCTTTATTAATTATAGATGGTATTGCAGATTTATGTTCTGATGCTAACAATATTTCTGAAAGTAATCATCTAGTTCAGAAATTAATGGAATGGTCATCAATTTACAAATGCCACATAATAAACGTTATACATCAAAACTTTGGTAGTTCAAAACTAGGTACAGGTCATCTAGGTAGTTTCTTAGAAAAGAAAGCAGAAACGGTAATACAATTAGAAGCTAATACGGTTAATAAAGATTGGGTTACAGTAAAGTGTGGAAGATCTAGAGGTTATTCTTTTGATACTTTTAGCTTTGAAGTTAATGATTTTGGATTACCTCAAATAGTAGAAAATTTATATGACCCATTAAAATAATGTCTGAAAAAGAAGTTATATTATTACTAGCTAAAAAGCATAAGACTTGGATTAATGTTGTTAATTCATTTGGTTGTAATAAAACGATAGCTGAGGACATTGTTCAGGAAATGTATATTAAAATAATACCAAAAATAGAAGCAGGTTTAGACATTATTTATTATGATAATGACATAAACTACTACTACATTTATAAAGTTCTAAAAACATTATACATAGATTTAAAACGTAAGGGTAAAAATATTACAATGCTTAATATAGAAGATGCCAATTATTCTAAATTAGATTGTGATGTAGATTATGATGAAGCCTATGATAAAATAAAATCTGAATTAAATAAGATGTTTTGGTATGACAGAAAAGTTTTTGAAATAATTAACGAGGGTGAAAGCATAGCAGACTTTTCTAGAAATTCATTTATTGAATATTATACCCTTTACAATACATACAGAAAAGTAAAAGATAAATTAAAGAAATTAATATGACAATCAAATTAACAGACAAAGAATTAGATTGGTGCAAAGATTTAGCAATGAAGCGATCAGGATCAATGAATCACGCAGATACAAAAAATAGTTTTAATTTCTTTAAAAGCAAACCTGCTTGGTGGAGGCATTACATAGGTGTTCTTGGAGAATATGCTTATTCTAAACATACAGGTGAAAAGGTAGATGTTCTAACTATTGGAAAAGGAGATTCAGGAAGTGATTTTAAATATGGTGTTGATGTAAAATCTTCTAATTCTAAGAATAGACCACCTTTATTATTATTTGCAAATCAATTTAAAAGGAAGACAGCAAAGCATTATGTACTTGCTTGGGTGCAGGAAAACTCTGTTGAATTGATAGGTCATATAAAAAGAAAAAAAGTAATAGAATTAAAAGAAATAAAAGATTTTGGCTTCGGAGAAACGTATGTAATTGATAATAAACATTTAACAAAATTTAAATGAAAGTTTTAGAGTTATTTGCAGGAAGTAGAAGTATTGGAAAAGCAGCTGAAAGTTTAGGTTATGATGTTTTTAGTAGTGATGTAAATGATTTTGATAAAATAGATTATGTAGTTGATATATTAAATTTTGATATAAAAAAAGTTCCATTTCATCCTGATATTATATGGGCTAGTCCACCTTGTACTTATTTTTCTGTTGCAAGTATTGGTAAGCATTGGAATAAAGACCATACACCAAAATCAGAAAATGCTTTGTTAGGAGTTGAATTTGTAAAAAAAACAATAGAAATAATAAAAGTCTTAAAACCTAAATTTTGGTATATTGAAAACCCTAGAGGAAAGTTAAGAAAATTACAAGTAGTAAAAGGATTGCCAAAAACTACAGTTTGGTATTGTACCTACGGAGATAATAGAGCAAAGCCTACAGATATTTGGAGTAATAACATAAGATCATTATTAAATATAAATGGATGGCAGCCTAGACCTGAATGTTTTAATGGAAATAAGAATTGCCATCACGAGGCTGCACCAAGGGGAAGTAGAACAGGAACGCAGGGAGTAAAAGGTAATTATAATAGAAGTAAAATACCAAACCAACTTTGTTTAGAAATTTTAAAATCAATATAATGAAACTAGGAGATCTAATTTACTACATAACTAAATATACAGGTATAAAATACCTAGTAGATAAATATCATACTTATAAAGGAACAAAATGTGATTGTGATAAAAGACGTGAAAGTCTTAATAACATAAAGATTAAAAGATGGTAAAATTTGAAAAAGAAGATAGAATTGATTGGAGAAAATTTAGAATGGGTAAAAAACAGCACTTATCCTCTGAAGAATTTGAATTGGTTTGCCAACTCCACGCAAAGTACCACAACCATAAATACCATAAACCCTGTACTTGTAACCCTAAAAGAATAGTTCAATGGATAAAAGACTTGAATATTATTTGGAACAATGGGATTAAAAAAGATTAATAAGTGGGAAAAGGCAGTTGTATTCCTGCTTAACCTAGATGGATGGGATTTAGAATGGTGTGGTGATGGTTTTACTAGATACGATGCAATAGGTAAAACACCAAGGGGAAAAGACTGCGTTATTGAAATGAAATTTCGTAATAAGTATTACGAACAGAAAATGCTTGAGAAAGACAAGTACGATGCTTTAATGTCATTAGATGAAGATGTAATTAAATTATATTTTGTTAATGATCCTAAAGGCAATTTTTTATATTGGCTTAATAATCTACAGATGCCAATACCTGTAAAAAAATATTGTCCTGACACTACAATGTGGACAAAAAAAAGACTTCTTAAAGATGTTTATTTACTAGAAGAAAACGATGCTAGTATAATAAATATTAATATTTCTGAAAAATAAGTTATTAAATTTTCTGTTTATAAGTATATTTATATTATATTTATACTTTATTAATTATTAAAACAGAACAAAATGGCAACAGAAACAAAAAAATCAAATTTAGCAAAAGCATTTGCAAGAAAAAATGATTTAAAATTAAACCTAACTACAGATGAGTTTATCGCATTGAATGATATACTCTGTGATCTAGCAAACCAAGAATTTGAAAAGGGTTTAAATAAGGGTTTAGAAATAGGTAATATGTTTAACAAATAAAAACAGAACAGATGTATAAATTATCAAAGTACAAGCAAAATTTATCAATTCAAGGAAATCAGGTATGGAGTTATACAACTCACGTTGCAACAATAGCAGAGGGTAAATTATACCAATTAGGTTATTGGTCACAAACTACACAGAAGCATATTAATTATGTAGCTAGGGAATTAGATCTAGCTTTAATCAAATGAAAGTAAATCAGGCACTATGGGATGAGGTTAAAAAATCAATCGAATCCCATACAGAACAAGACCAAGCTATAACTGATATAACAATCAATTTTAGAATAAAAGAAAAATCAGATTTAAGAAATTACTTACAAATAAATTTATCACAATATGAAGAAAAATAAAACTACATACATACACGAAACAAATCACCTTTATTGCCAAGATGGAGAATTACATATTGGATATGGAAAAGATAACTGGGTTGTTTTTAATGTAGAACATTTATTTAAAGACTTAGGTTTTATAGTAGATCAGGTTGTAAAAGAAAATAAAAAAATGCAGGATATGCATTTAAGTTCAATTAAAGATTCATTAAAAGAATTATGAAGCAGAAAAAAACAACTATAAATATTGGAGATTTAGCTAGACATTGTATGAAGTCAATAGCAGAATTTCCTATGTTAGAAAGACAGATAAGGTATATTTACATAAACGCTTTAGAAGATATTGAAAATGGAGAAACAGAAGATAATATTTGTCAAAATGCGATAATGTATATTGATGGAGCAATACAGGATATATTATGATATTATTAGTAGATGCAGATAGTTTAGTATTTGCAAGTTGTTATAGGAAGCGAGAACATCCTGAGGATGAAAAGTATTATACAGACATAGCTGATGCTAGAAATAAGTTTGATGAGCAATATATGGCTATTGTAAACCACTTAGAAGAACTTTATAATATTGATAAGGTAATTACATTTAGTGGATCTAGAGGAAACTTTAGAAAGCTAATAACTAAGAAATACAAAGCCAATAGGAAAAAAACAGAATTACCACCATTATTACACGAAATGCACGATTTTGTAAAAAGTCATTATGATAGTGTTGTAGGTTATGGAGTAGAAACAGATGATATGGTTGCAAGGTATTGGAAAAAGTTGTCAAAAGAACTAGGAAGAAATGAAGTTATGATTGTATCAATAGATAAAGACTACAAGCAGTTTCCTTGCCTGATGTATAACTATCATTACAAGCACCAAGAAATACTAGACATATCAGAAGATGAAGCTATGTATAATTTTTATGAGCAGATGATTGCAGGAGATACTGCAGACAATGTAAATTACTTTAAAGGAAAAGGTAAAAGGTTTGCAGAAAAGTATTATGCAGATTGCCAAACTAAATACCAATATACTAGGAAACTTTACGAATTATTTAAACAAGAATATAGAGGCAAAGCTAGGCAGAAGTATGCTGAATGCTATAACCTTTTAAAGCTATTGACAGAATGAAGATATTAAATTTATATGCTTGTCTAGGTGGCAATAGATACAAGTGGAACGAAGTAAAAGAAGATATAGAAGTTACAGCTGTTGAATGGGATGAAGAACTAGCAAGGTTATACCAGGAACGTTTCCCAAACGACAAAGTTATAGTAGCAGATGCACACCAATATTTACTTGACAACTATAAAGAATTTGATTTTATATGGAGCAGTCCACCTTGTCCAACACATAGTAGAATGAGAAAAACAAATACTGGTGAGGGAGAAAGAAAATCAAAAGCTACTTATCCTGATATGAAATTATACCAAGAAATATTACTATTAGAACACTTCTTTAAAGGTAAATATGTAGTTGAAAATGTGATACCTTTTTACGAGCCTTTAATAGTTGCTAAAAAAATAGATAGACACTTGTATTGGACTAACTTTAATTTGCCAAATGATTTAAAAGGAAGGAAAGCAAGTAATTTTATACACTCTAAAGTTTCAGATTTAAGTAAATTTCACGATTACGATTTCACTAAATACAAAGGAAAACAAAGAATGGGTAAAATAGCAAGAAATCTTGTGGACTATGAAGCGGGTAGAACTATATTTGAAACTGCTTTAGGTATAATAAGAAAACAAAATATTAATCAAACAGAATTATTTTAATATGAAAGCAACACAAGTACATTACGATAACGGAAAAGATTACGATATTATAGACGTATGTAACGATTACTCGCTTAACTTTAACAGGGGTAATATCTTGAAGTATATTGTTAGAGCAGGAAAAAAGAAAGACGAACTAGGAGACTTATTAAAAGCAAAAGATTATTTAGAACGAGAAATAAAAATTTTAAGAAATGAATAAAGACTATTTAAAAATATCAGAACGTATTATTGAAATGACAGGGATAGATATATTTCAAAATACTAGAAAGCGAGAATATGTAGAACTAAGGGCATTGGCTTGTTATATCTTTAGAAAGAAAATGAATATGCGTTGGACAAGTATTGCTAACTTTTTTACTTCAATGGGAAAGAAAACAGATCACGCATCAGTTATACATTTAGTAAAGATGTATCCAATTTACAAGAAAAGTAACGAAGAACTTTCTGAATTAGAATCCTGCTTTCAATTCAAAAGTAAATTAAACTATGATGAAATAGATCAAGTCCATTTTTTACAGAATCAATACAGGAAAATTAAAAAAGAAAATCTTCAGCTTGAAAAAGAACTTAAAGAAATAAAATTAAATTCTAAAAATTATAGTTTTGATGATCAAAAAATATTAATGTTATTTGAGGGTTTACCTAAAAATAGAATAGATGAAATTATAGAAAGAATTAGTTTATTGAAAAAATCTTGGTCTTGGAAAAGTAAAGATAAGTGCCAAGTAATAGAAAGCAGTACATCAATGGAAGGTATGCATTGGTAACTTATTTGTGTAACAGATTTAGCGATTAATTAATACTAAAAATAAATAAATATGACAGACCAAAAAAAACTAGAAGTAATTGAAGAAGCGTTTAATTACTACCACGATAGAACTTCACTAACAAGACTTGAAGAAAAAGAATTAACAGACTTTGTATATGAGCTAAAAGAAGCTATTTCTGTTACACGTTGTTGTACGGAGTTGTGCGATGATAAAGGACACGATTTTGATAAAGAAACAAGCGTTTGTAAAAGGTGTAATACTATGCATTTTTAATAGGTAAGCACAATTACTTACAACAGTTGTACAAGGCACGTTTTAATGTGCTTTGTGCTTAGTTGTAAAAAGTAATTTTAAAAACGTTATACTAGAAATTATATACTATGGAGTTATTACGTTATGAAATTAAAGCAGGTTTTTTTAAGGGGATTTTGTTTGGAATCAGACATTATCCCTTTGAAGATAAAGAAATATACGAAGAAGACATTGTTATTTACTTTGGAATATTTCAATTAGTAATTACAAGAATATACAGAAAATAATTTTTTTGTACCTTAGAGAAAATTTAATACAATGATCAAAGCTAAAATACAAAAGGTAAGCATATCATCTATAAAAGAAAATGATGCTAACCCTAGATTCATAAACAAGCATAAGTTTCAGAAACTTGTTAATAGTGTAAAGGAATTTCCTGAGATGTTATCACTTAGACCAATAGTGGTTGATAAGGATAATATTATCTTAGGTGGAAATATGCGTTATAAGGCTTGTAAGGAAATAGGATTAAAAGAAGTCTATATTATACAGGCAGCAGATTTAGATGATAAACAAGCACAGGAATTTATTATTAAAGATAATGTAGGTTTTGGGGAATGGGATTGGGATGTTTTAGCTAATGATTGGGATGTAAAAGAATTAGAAGATTGGGGTTTAGATGGTTTTCCATTTGAAAAAGAAGAAAAAGAATTAAATGATATATCAGATACTATTGAAAGTTCTTATAGGATAGAAGTAGAAATAGAAAATGAAGAAGAACAAGAAAAATTATATAATGAATTAATAGAAAAAGGATACATATGCCGAATTTTGACATTGTAAAAACAAATAAAACAGATTTAACATTTAGGGTTTCATCTGTTATAGGTAAATTCGATTTACAATCTAATGAATCAACAGAAAGATTTACAGGATCAATAGATTTATATAATGAATGGAAGATTGGTTTAATTGTAGGTAAAAGTGGAAGTGGTAAAACAACAATAGCAAAACAACTATTTGAAGACTTTTATATTACTAAATTTGAATATACAGATAAATCAATTTTAGATGATATGCCAAGTTATTGTTCTGTATCAGATATAACAAATGCCTTTAATTCTGTTGGTTTTTCTAGCCCACCTAGTTGGTTAAAACCTTATTCAGTATTATCTAATGGAGAAAAAATGAGATGTGATTTAGCTAGGGCTATATTAGAAAAAAATGAAATGATTGTTTTCGATGAATTTACAAGTGTTGTAGATAGAAATGTAGCAAAAATAGGAAGTTTTGCAATTCAAAAAGCAATAAGGAAAAGTGATAAAAAATTTATAGCAGTTGGTTGTCATTATGATGTTGAAGATTGGTTATTACCTGATTGGGTTTTTAATACAGATACTATGACCTTTCAAACATTTGAAGGGCAAAAAAAAAATAGACCAAAAATTGATTTCAAAATCTATGAAGCATCAGATAAACAAATTTGGAAAATGTTTTCTAAACACCACTATTTAAGTCATACTCATAATAATGCAGCTAAAGTTTTTATAGCAACTATAAATGATGAAATAGCAGGATTTTTAAGTGTATTACATTTTCCTCATCCAAAAGTAAAAAATATGAAAAAAGTTCATAGATTGGTTATATTACCTGATTATCAAGGTGCAGGTTTTGGTATCAAATTTTTAAATGAAATTGGTAAAATATATAAAAAAGAAAATTTTAGATATAATATAGTTACATCAGCACCTAGTTTAATTTATGCTTTAAAAAAATCAAATAAATGGATAACAACACGATTTTCTAGAACTACCTCTCAATCAAAAGAAACTACGGTTGGAAATATGCAAACATCACACAACAGAATAACAGCATCATTTGAAATGAAATAAATATAAATAATGAACGAAAGTAGACATATTAAAAAGGAATCACTATTAGCAGCACTAGAACAAAGCCTAGGAGTTGTTACGGTAGCTTGTAAGAAAGCAGATATACCTAGAAGCACATATTACAAATGGCTAAAGGAAGATGAAATGTTTGCAATAGCAGTACAGGAAATTGAGAACGTTGCTTTAGACTTTGCAGAAAGTCAATTACATAAACAGATAGCAGCAGATTCAACTGCAGCAACTATATTCTATTTAAAGACAAAAGGAAAGAAAAGGGGT